AGTAATTATAACTTTGTGAAGCCAAACTATTACGCAGTCATACCAGCTAGTGTTAGATATGATAAACGTCTTACAGCTAATGCTAAGTTGCTGTACGGTGAGATAAGCTCTCTATGCAACAAAGAAGGCAGATGCTGGGCAACAAATAATTACTTTGCTGAGTTGTACGGCATAGACAAACGATCTATTCAGAGATTAATACAGTCATTACATGCACTTGGTTATATAAAAATGACTGTGGAATACAAAGAAGGGACAAAAACAATTAGCAAAAGGTATGTACAAATTTGTCATGAGGGTAGTGACAAAAATGTCACCCCCCCTGGTGACAAAAATGTCACCCATAATAATACAAGTATTAATATTAAATTTAATATACCTACTGTAAATGAATTAGAAGAATATAAAAATAAAAAGGGTTATCAATGTGATGTTCAACAATTTTATGATTACCATTCATCAAAAGGATGGGTTGTTGGTAGGGTAAAAATGAAAGATTGGAAACGTGCATTGTCTTACTGGGAATCAAACGATAAAAAAAGGAGAAACAACTATGGAAAAACAACAGCTAAAACAACTTATGCAGCAAGCATATACGACTACGAAAAAGCCACAGACTTTTAGCAAAAACGAAAAAGATGTAATTGCTTATTTCTTTTTTAGATTGCAAAACACTTATGGCATATCACGTATGCAAGCACAATGGCCTGATGACAACTCATTGTCACTAGCAAAGAGAGAGTTTGGTAAGTCAATAGCCAAGATGTGCAGAGAAGAGATAAACGCATTGTTTGATGAGCTACATGCAGAAAGACAAAAGGGTAATGATAAGTTTACGTTCCCAGATATTGATGCAATACTCAGTTTACAAAAAACAAAGTACAGGATAGCTAGTTACCATAAACTATATATACCTCACCAGTTGCAGCCAGATAGTCAGAAAGAAAGGCGTGAAAAAAATATTATTGCACTAGCTAAACTCAAAGAAGAGCTTGGAATGAATGCCTGAAAGAACTATTTACAGAGTATACAAGGGGCGGACTCGTAAACTTAGTTACGGTGAAAAGTATTCTGTATTAGAAATTGCAAAAGCATTTGATAGATCACCGACATTTGTTAGAAAAAAACTAAAAGACAAAGACTGGTTTGATGATAAAGATATGGAGAAACGAAAGTATAAACCGTTTGTTAGTAAGAAAGAAAAAAATCAATACAATCAAGAACTCAGTAAAAAATGGTTGAGAAAAAAACTGGTGAAGTAATATGGCGCGACACTGGCACGTAAATAACGATCACAAAAGAGAATGTTTTAAAAAGTTTGTTGATGAGATATGCGATGAACATGATTTTGTTACCTTTATTTGTAAAACAGGTAAACCAAGATCACCCAAACAACAAGCGGCACTTGAAGTTTATTTTAGAAATGCAGCTGGTATGCTGAATGATGCTGGTTACTATCACCAACTTAACGCAGACTTTCTTAGAGATTCTATTGAGATACCCTGGACTCAAGAATCATTTAAAGAGTTTTGGCGATCAATACAGAACACAATGTACGGTGTATCATCAACCACAGATATAGAATCAGACAAAGTATCTAAGGTTTATGATGCTATCAACTCAGCATTGAGTGAGCGTACAGGCATACACATACCCTTTCCATCAAAGCCAATGACAGACGAATGAGTCAGAAACTACGCAAGAAATGTCTGACTGCCCTACAAAAGTTAGCAAGAATATCTGCTGCTGATCAGCTTGGTATGGTGCAATGTGTATCATGCGACAAAAGATTGCATTGGAAAGATGCAGATGGTGGGCATTACATAGCCAAAGGTAGTTCATCATACTGGGCGTTAGAAGTAGAGAACGTGCATCCGCAGTGCAAAGGTTGTAATTGTTTTGGTATGAGTAAGGGCAGCGCAGAGGGCCAGTACACACTATGGATGATTGATATGTATGGTGAAGACTTTGTAAGACAGATGCATCAAGACAAACGCAAACTCAAAAAACTATACAAAAAAGACTACGAAGATATGCTTCAACACTTCAATGAGTTAATTCAATATCACGAAGAAAGATTATCCTGACCCCAACTTTACATGTTAAAAAAAGGGTGTTGACTTGGGGACAGATATAAATATATACTGTAAGTCCTTTTTTAAGGTTGATTGATACCCCTTTTTAAGCCCCACAACGGGGCTTTTTTTGTTATAATCGGAATATGAATAGATCATCAATCAGACAAAGAAGAGCAAGTTTACTTAAACGTATAGGCGTTTCTGGTGTAAACCAACCAAAAGCTACACCAAGTCATCCCACGAAATCACACGTTGTTGTTGCAAAATCTGGCGATAAGGTTAAAGTTATAAGGTTTGGACAAAAAGGTGCTGACACAAAGCCCCCAAGAAAAGGAGAGAGCGAAGCTGATAAAGCAAAAAGACGCAGTTTTAAAGCAAGACACGCTAAAAATATAGCAAAAGGAAAAATGTCTGCTGCATTCTGGGCAGATAAAGTTAAATGGTCATAGGAGATAAATCATGCCATATCATACAGGTTCAAAAAGCAAGTCAAAACCAAAACCAAAAAAAAGTAAACCAAGGAAGTAGTCATGGCTAAAGGAGTAAAACATTACTTTGCTGATGGCAGAGAGTACACAGGTGGCACACATAAAATGCCAAACGGTTCATTACACAGCGGTTCTATGCATACAAAGAACAGTAAAAAACTGTTTCATTTCAAAGACTTATCAGAGAAAGCTAAGAAAAAAGCTATGGGTAAATAACTATGGATATGAAGAGAAAGAAAAAACTTACTGCACGACAAAGAAAACTCGCAGCTATGTATGGTGATAAAAATAAAATTACTCGTGGTGATGTGATTGCTGCTGCTAGGAAAGGTAAGAGATGAAGCAAAAGTCACGTGTCAATGAAGCTGGTAACTACACCAAACCTAGAATGAGAAAGAGTTTGTTTGAAGCTATTAAACGTGGTGGTAAAGGTGGTAGACCTGGGCAATGGTCAGCACGTAAAGCACAGATGTTAGCCAAGCAATACAAAGCTAGGGGTGGTGGTTATACCTAATGGCACTCAGGAAGCCACAGAAATCGCTTTTAGACTGGGGTAAACAAGATTGGGGTACTAAGTCAGGTAAACCGTCTACCGTTGGCCCTAAAGCCACAGGAGAGCGTTATTTGCCACGTAAAGCTAGACAGGCACTATCGGCTCAAGAATACGCAGCGACCAGTAGAAAGAAAAAGAGAGACACTAAGGCTGGCAAACAGTTTTCTAAACAACCAAAACGTATATCAAAAAAGACAGCTAGATATCGTTAGTAGCCCCACATAACAGCTTCAGTACTTCTATTATCAATGTGTATAAATGTTTTGGCTACACCTATACCATTAAATCCCATATCCATAGCGTTCTTTACAATCAAGTATCTTTCAATACCATTGTTTACTTTTATATCAGATGCTATGCCTTGTGCATGAAATC